GCGGCTGCCAACCGAGCTTCTTGGTCATTGCCTCGATCGTCGAGCCCTCGCCAGCAAGCATCGCCAACACGGCTTCGGACTTGCTCCCGGTCTTCGCCGCGGTGTTCCGCGGGACGGCAGTACGCGGCTTAGCGATCGACTTTTTCGCAGTGGCGTTTCGGGTTTTGGCGTTAGCCATAGCATCCTCCTACTTTGATGCGCCGCGTGGAATGCGTGACGCGGCTCGGCATCAATGCTCGCCGGCAGAAAATCATCAACGCGTATCACAGCAATGAAATTGCTGTTTCACGCCAACAAGCTCACGAAGGGATCAAATGGCGGGACCACACGGGCCGCGCCCCATTCCGACCCACTTGAAGGTGCTGCGCGGCAATCCGGGTAAGCAAAGGCTCAACCGCGAGGAGCCGGAGCCGATGCTCCCGCCTGTGCCACCGGAGGTACCGGAATATCTGACCGGCTACGCGTGCGCTGAGTGGGAGCGCATCGTCACGGAGCTCTACCGGCTCAAGCTGCTGACGGTGTTCGACATCCATCCGCTCGCCGCCTACTGCCAGGCCTACGACTCGTGGCGCACGGCGATCGAGAAGCTCAAGGAGATGGCCGCGCGCGACCCGGTGATGGGCGCGCTCATGATTAAGACGCGCCACGGCAGCGTCATGCAAAATCCGCTGTTCCTGACTGCTCGGCAGTCGGCGAACGATATGGTGAGATACGCAAGTGAGTTTGGATTTACCCCAGCCGCACGATCCCGCATCTCGACGGTCGAGGCGCAGCGCACGGCGGGCAAGTTCGACGGGCTCCTCGCCGGTTAGGCGCACGCCTGAGGGCCGGCTGCGCGCGAAGCGCGTCATTGACTTCATCGGGCAACTCACCGTCCCGTCTGGGATAGGCCAGGGCGAGCCGTTCAAGCTGGACAAATTCCAGCGCGATTTCATCCGCGACATCTATGAGCCGGCGCGCAAGAACGGCAATCGCGCGGTCCGACGTGCAATCCTTTCGATGGCGCGTAAGAACGGCAAGACCGCGCTCATCGCCGCCATCGCGCTGGCGCACCTGGTCGGCCCCGAGGCGATACCAAACGGGGAGATCTACAGCGCCGCCAATGATCGCGACCAGGCAGCGATCGTGTTCAAGTTCGCGCGCCAGATCGTCGAGCTCGAGCCCGTGCTGATGGAAAAAATCGAGATCATCCCGTCGACCAAGACCATGCTGGCACGAGCCACGGGCTCGATCTATCGCGCGATCTCGGCAGAGGCCGGCACCAAGCACGGCTACGTGCCGAGCGTCGTGATCTACGATGAGCTGGCGCAGGCCAAGAACCGCGAGCTTTACGACGTGCTCGACACCTCGTTTGGGGCCCGCGAGGAGCCGCTGTTCATCGTCATCAGCACGCAATCGAACGATCCCGAGCACATCCTTTCGAAGCTCATCGACGACGGGATCTCTGGTGTCGATGCGAGCATCGTCTGCCACTTGCACGCGGCCGACGACGATTGCGACCTCGAGGACGAGGCACAATGGCGGAAGGCCAACCCGGCGCTCGATATCTTTCGCGATCGCGAGGACCTGGTCGCCGCGATCCGAAAGGCTAAGCGCATGCCGGCCGAGGAGCCGAAGGTGCGCAACCTCTTCCTAAACCAGCGCGTCTCGCCGACTGCAACGCTGATCTCGCGCGTTGAATGGATGGCGCGCGCCGGCAACATCTCGCTCGGACCGGGCGAGGAGGTCTATCTCGGGCTCGACCTCTCGAGCGTAATCGACCTCACTGCGCTGGTGATGGGCTCGGCAGACGATCCTTGCCGCGTCGTGCCGTTCATCTGGAAGCCGGCCGAGCATCTGGTCGCCCATTCCGATCGGGACTTCGGCACCGGCAACCACCGTTATTTGTGGTGGGCGCGCGAGGGTCACCTACTCACGACCCCCGGAAAGAGCATCGACCACGCCGTGGTCGCCACCAAGATCGCTGAGCTCTGCCAGCAGTACCGCGTCAAGGCGCTCGCCTATGATCGATGGCGGATGAGTGATCTTCTGCGCGAGTTTGATCGCATTGGTCTGCAAGCATTCGAGGACGGCAAAAAGGGCGACGGCTTGCGCGTGGTGCCGTGGGGCCAGGGCTTCGCCAGCATGGGCCCGGCGATCGACGCGCTCGAGCTTGCCATTGTCGAGGAGAAACTCGTCCATCCGAATAACCCGGCGCTCAATTGGAATGTGGCTAATGCGGTCGCGACCATGGACCCTGCTGGTAATCGCAAACTCGATAAGGATAAGGCGCGCTTCCGCATCGACGGCGCGGTGGCGCTGGCGATGATGATGGGGTTGCGCTCCCGCGATCGCACCGCCGCGCCAATCGACATCGCGTCACTCATCGGATGAAAGAGCTTCGCGGCGCATAACCGCGAAGTGGTGGGAGTGGTCAGGCGCTGCCGTAAAACCCGTCTTCCCGCGCTCTGATCCGCCTCCCGTGGCTCCCGGCACCGGAAACCGTTGTCCCGGCCCGCTGTCGGGAGCCATTGATCCCCGTCCCACCGAACGAGGTCGCAGCCATGACGCTCCTCGAACCAGTCTCATTCAATCGCCAACGCGATCAGCAAAGCAGCTTTCGCCCGCGCTCGTCCGCGCTGGCGTTGCGACCGGGCAACCTGTTCGTGCGAATGGCGGTGATGCGCGTCATCGGCCAGGTCACCGGCCGTTCGTGCGCCGACATCGTCGCGCGGCACTGGCCGAGCGACCGCATCATGGCTGAACTCGTCGAGCGAGCCGCGACCTCCCCCGCGATGACGACGGTCACGGGCTGGGCAGCAGAGCTCGCGCAGAAGGTCACCGCCGACGCGGTCGAGGCCTTGGGCCCGGCATCGGCTGCGGCGCAATTGATCCGCGAGGGGCTCGTCCTGAATTTCAATGGGGCCGGGCAGATCATGGTGCCTGGCCTCATCACTGATCCGAAGTACGCAAGCTTCGTCGCCGAGGGGCAACCGATCCCGGTGTGCCAGCTCAACACCGCCGGCCCGACGCTGAGCCCGTACAAGATCGGGAGCATCGTCGTGCTGACGCGCGAGATGATCGAGAGCTCCAACGCCGAGGCGCTGATCGGGGACGCGCTCGTCCGTTCCGCTGGCCTGGCGCTCGACGCCGCGTTCTTCGATTCCAACGCCGCATCTGCCGCGCGGCCCGCAGGCATCCGCAACGGGATCGCGGCGCTAACCGCAAGCAATGACTCCAACGCAATAGAGGCGGTCCTCGCGGACTTTTCTACGCTCGTCGGTTCGGTTTCGGCCGTTGGCGGCGGGGGACCGTTCATCCTTGTGGCCCGTGCGGGTCGTGCGGTCACGATGAACAGCCGCTTCTATCGTCAGTTCGATCGCGAGAATCGGCTCATCCAGGTCTTGCCGTCGGCCGCCGTCGGCGCCGATCTGGTCGCCATCGCGCCCACAACCCTCGTCGCCGCGATCAGCGCCGATCCTGACATCGAGACGGCGAAGGCGGCGACGCTGCACGAGGACTCAAGCCCGCAGCCGCTCATGGTGGCGGGACCGGCACGCTCGCTATGGCAGACCGACAGCATCGCCCTCAAGGTGCGCTGGCCGGCGACGTGGGCGCTGCGCGATCCTCGCGGGGTGGCGTGGCTGACGCCGTCCTGGAACTAATTGCTCCTCGTCGACGGGGAAAGCGGGGGAGGCTCCGCCAACACCTCCTCACGGGGTGTCCCCCACCTGAAAAAAAGCGCCGCGATCGAGGCCAATCAACCGCGGCGTTGTGGGCTGGGCCGACCCTCATCCCTGATGGGCGGTGAACCGAATCCGCCAAGCGGAAAACAACCGACTCGAGGCTGCCCTGCAACGGGAGGACTCGCGCTATGCCCATCAAACGTCACAAGGCCAAGCAAGCACCAGCACCCATGGACGGCGAGTCGCGCAGCGACTTCATGGACCGCTGCATCGGCGAGCTCATGGACGAGGAGAACATGAGCGAGAGCGACGCGCGCAACGAGTGCGAGGTGGCCTGGGCGGACCAAATGACTCCGCCCCTGATGCACAAGCTGCACATCGACAAGAGCGCCGGCGATGCGCTCGAGTTCGTGCTCTCCGACGCGACGCCCGACCGCTACGGCGACATCATCGAGGTCGAAGGCTGGCAGCTCGCCGATTTCAAGCGCAACCCCGTCGCCCTCTTCTCGCATGACCCTAAATTCGTCGTCGGCAAGTGGAGCAATCTGCGGGTCGAGCACAAGGAGCTACGCGGCGGGCTCGAGCTCGCACCGGAGGGAACGTCCGATCGCATCGACGAGATCCGCCGCCTGGTGCAGGCCGGGATCCTCAAAGCGGTGTCCGTCGGCTTCAAGCCGCTGGAGCATCAGCCGATCGACGAGAAGGACCCTTGGGGCGGCACCCGTTACACCAAATCGGAGCTGGTCGAGACTTCGCTCGTAGCCGTGCCCGCGAATCCCAACGCGCTGGCCGTCGCGAAGTCTCTCAACATTTCCCGCGCCACCATGGACCTCGTCTTCGCCGAGCACGGCAAGAGAACCGAGGAAACCCGCGCGCGGGAATATCACGCCGAGCACGGCAATCAGAGGCACGCAAATGGAAGGAGCAGAGCCATGACGCCTCTTGCTCAAAGGATTCAGGAACTCGAGGGGCGGATCGTCGCCACGCAGGACGAGCTAAACGCCCATTGGGAGAAAGTTGACGACACCAATGTCAGCGACGCCGACCTGCAGCGGTCGAACGATCTCAACGCTAGGCTCGCGACGCTCACCAAGCAACGCGAGAATATGGTCACGTCCGAGCGGATCCTCGCCGGCACGAGCGTGAGCACCAGCGGCGGGGGCAACGGCCAACAGCGCGACCTCACCGTCTACCAGCCGCCGAACAACAACGGCGCCGGCGAGCAGCGCACCGCGATCGAGGTGCCGTACCTCATCAAGAGTCGTGGAAAGGAATACGATCCGCTCGACTACATGATCCGCGCCGCCGTGGTCGCCTACGCCGCGAAATCCTGGGGCAAGCCGATCGAGGAAGCGCGCCTGATGATCGGGCGCCATTTCAAGGTTTACGAGGACGACGGCACCAAGGGCATGTGCGAGCTCGTGCTGCGCGCCGCCTCAGCCCCCGCTATGACCAGCGTGGTTGGATGGGCAGCCGAACTCGTCCAGCAGACATGGACGGACTTCATGCCGCTCTTGATGCCCAAAGCGGTGTTCAATCGGCTCTCCGCGCGCGGGCTTGCGCTCAGCTTCGGCCGAGCTGGCAAGATCAACATCCCGACCCGCGCACGTACGCCGACGATCGCCGGCTCGTTCGTCGGTGAGGGACAACCGATCCCCGTTCGCCAGGGCTTGTTCACGACCCAGGCGCTGACCCCGAAAAAACTCGCAGTCATTACGACCTGGACCAGAGAGATGGACGTTTACAGCACGCCCGCGATCGAGGGCTTGCTGCGCGATGCCGTCCAAGAGGACACCACGGTTGCGATCGACTCGGTGCTGCTCGACGCCAATCCGGCGACCGTGGTTCGTCCCGCTGGTCTGCTCAACGGCGTGGCGGCGCTCACCGCGACCGCCGGCGGTGGACTTGATGCGGCGATCGGCGATATCAGTCAATTGGTCTCCGCGCTTATTACGAGCACGCTCGGCAACGTGCGTAATCCGGTGTGGCTGCTAAATCCGGGCGACCTGCATCGCTTGCGCATGGTCATCGTCTCGCAAAGCGGAGTCTTTCCCTTCCGCGCCGAGATCGATGCGGGCAACCTCGACGGCATTGCGTTCATCGACTCCTTCACGGTCCCGCCGAGGACTCTTATCCTCATCGACGCCGCGGACTTCGTCACCGCCGGTGCCGACGCTCCGCGCTTCGAGATGAGCGACCAGGCAACTCTGCATGAAGAAGATACGGCACCCGCACCGATTGCGCCGGGACCGAGCGGCCCCGCTTCGGCGCCAGTGCGATCTCTATTCCAAACGGATTCGCTGGCTCTGCGTATGATCATGAACCTCAACTGGACCATGCGACGATCCGGCATGGTCGCGTGGGTGCAGAACGTCACCTGGTGAATGGTGATCCTGCCGGATCGTCCCCGCCGGCGAACTCGTCGCGAGCCACGAAGTATAGGCATCATCGCAACTCGCAGCCTCCAGGAGAAATCCATGCCAGAGATCAAACCGCAAAGCACCACGTCCGCCGGTCAGGTCGGCGATCCGCGCGTCGATCCATTTGACGTCTACAAGCCGACGCCGACGCAGGAGGAAAACGACCGCGCCGCGGTGGGCGAGCATGTCACGGACAAGGAGCCGGATGGCAGCCCGGAGCAAGACTCGACCGCTCCGGCTGCCAGCGGTTATCGCTCCGAGCAACGCGAGCACCGCCAGCAGCGATCACAAGAGCACCAGCGAACGCAAGAGGCCAAGCGGCCGTCTGGCAGCTATGAGACGCGCACGGTGCAACCGCGACCGCAGGCGGCGCAACACTCGCCCTCGGCCGAGAAGAAAGACTCATGAACGCACGCGCGCTGATCGCTCGCGTCATCGGGCCCTTGGTGGCAAAAGCCACCGAGGGCGCATTTCGTCCGGGGCCATATTATCTGCCGCTTAGCGGGGGTTGGTTGCCCGACGGCGCGCCGCTGAATTTCTGGCAGCTTGGGATGGATCCGAGCGGCACTGGGCAGCGCTCCGCCATGGTGGAGGCCTGCATCTCCGCGTATGCACAGACCGTCGCGATGTGCCCCGGCGATCACTGGCGTTCGAACGACAAAGGCGGTCGCGACCGCGTCAACAATTCCGCGCTCTCGCGCATCCTGCGCAAGCCGAACGACTACCAATCAATCTCCGATTTCTTATTAAACGCGACGCGCTACCTCTATCTGGAAGGCAACGCCTATGCGCTAGCTTTGCGCAATTCCCGCTTCGAGGTCGATTCCCTTCATTTGATGGATTCGCGGCAGTGCACGCCACAGCTCGCTGTCAATGGCGAGATCTTCTATCACCTGGCCGGCAACGACATCATCGCGCGTCGCCTCGAACTAGGCCGGATCGGCAACACGCAACTGATCGTGCCGCAGCGCGATGTCCTCCATATCCGCCTGCACACGACGGACCACAAGTTTCCGTTTCCGCTGAAAGGCGAGACGCCGTTAATGGCTGCCCTCGCCGATATCGCGCAGACCGACGCGATTAAGCGCCAGCAAATCCAATTCTACATCAACCAGGCGCGGCCATCCGCCGTGCTCTCGACCGATCTCGTGCTCAATCGCGAGCAGGTGGACGAGCTACGCCAGCGCTGGAACGAACAGGCCAAAGGCCTCGACGGTTGTGGGCCAGGCGGCACGCCCATCTTGACCGCCGGCCTAAAGGTCCAGCCTTGGACGACGCCAGGCAAGGACGCCCAGGTGGCCGAGGTCATGAAGCTTTCCGGTGAGCAGATCGCGCTCGCGTTCCGCATCCCGTTGCAGGTTCTCGGTCTCTCCGGCGGCGCGCCGTTCTCGTCGACCGAAGCGCTCATGCAGTTCTGGATCGGGACAGGGCTCGGTTTTGCTCTCAACCACATCGAGGAGGCGTTCGGCCAACTATTCCAATTGAAGGGCCAACCCCACGAATACCTCGAGCTCGACACCTCGGCGCTCCTGCGCTCGCAATTCAGGGATCGGATCGAGGCGCTGACCCGCGGGGTGCAAGGTGGTGTGTTCTCGCCCAACGAGGCACGCAACCGCGAAGGACTCGACAGCGTGGATCAGGGGGACGAGCCGCGCGTCCAGCAGCAGGTTGTGCCCCTGAGCGCCGCGGCAGGGCTCGGCGCAAAACCAACATCCAGTGGTCCGCATCCGCCCGCTGCACCTGCTCCGCCGCCCTCGCCACCGGCGCCACCACCGAAGGACTACGACGAAAATGTCCGACGGCTCTGTCAAACTTTCCTCCACACCGCTGACACCTTCGCTGGACGGCTTGATCTCTGACGCGGTCCGCGATGCCATCGGCCACACTATTGCGGTGCTTCGCCGGCAATGGGAGCGCGAGCTCGCAGTCATCGAGGCGCAGTCGCGGGCGGCGATGGCGCAATCGAGCGCCACTATCGCCGAGCTCCGGGTGCAGCTCGTCGAAATGCGCGCGGCGTTCGACGCGGCATCGTTGCAGAGGATGCTCGAAATCAACGCACAGGTCGCCGATCGGCTTGCGCTTGTGAAGGATGGCGCACCTGGCCAAGCTGGTGAGCGCGGCGAACGCGGCGAGAAAGGCGAAGCTGGCGCGCAGGGGCCGCCTGGTCCACATGGAAATGCGGGCGCGCCTGGTGAGCGCGGTGAACGCGGAAAGCAAGGCGAAGTGGGCGCGCAGGGGCCGCAGGGTCCACAAGGTGATCCGGGCGCGCCTGGCGAGCGAGGTGAACGCGGGAAGCAAGGCGAAGTGGGCGCGCAGGGGCCGCAGGGTCCACAAGGCGATCCGGGCGCGTCAGGGGAGCGTGGCGAACGCGGCGAGAAAGGCGAAGCTGGCGCGCAGGGGCCGCAGGGTCCGCAAGGTGATGCAGGCGCGCCTGGCGAGCGAGGTGAACGCGGGGAGCAAGGCGAAGCTGGCGCGCAGGGGCCGCAGGGTCCACAAGGTGATCCGGGCGCGCCTGGCGAGCGCGGCGAACGCGGCGAGGAAGGCGATCCTGGACCGCAGGGCGAGAGAGGTCTCGACGGCGCGCCGGGACAAGCAGGCGAGCGCGGCGAACGCGGCGAGAAAGGCGATCCTGGTCCGGAAGGCGAGAGAGGTCTCGACGGCGCGCCGGGACAAGCAGGCGAACGCGGCGAGAAAGGCGAAGCTGGCGCGCAGGGGCCGCATGGTCCGCAAGGTGATCCGGGCGCGCCTGGCGAGCGCGGCGAACGCGGCGAGAAAGGCGATCCTGGACCGCAGGGCGAGAGAGGTCTCGACGGCGCGCCGGGACAAGCAGGCGAACGCGGCGAGAAAGGCGATCCTGGTCCGGAAGGCGAGAGAGGTCTCGACGGCGCGCCGGGACAAGCAGGCGAACGCGGCGAGAAAGGCGAAGCTGGCGCGCAGGGCGAGAGAGGTCTCGACGGCGCGCCGGGACAAGCAGGCGAACGCGGCGAGAAAGGCGAAGCTGGCGCGCAGGGGCCGCATGGTCCGCAAGGTGATCCGGGCGCGCCTGGCGAGCGCGGCGAACGCG